ACAACGAGAACTCCCTATCGTAATAGGTTTCAAAGTCTATAGTTATGATACTCATACTTGCTCACTTGCTAGTGCTATGTACCCACACCCATCACGATAGTTATCTATCTTCTTAGGTTTGCTCTTGGCTCTAGCTACTTTCAACAGAGCCAACATCATAGGTACATCATGAGCAGTAAACTCTGTTCCTTTATATGCAGACCATAGCTTGGCAGTAGTCTCTGCATTTTCTGCAAAATCTCCGTGTTCATCTTCACGAGTCTCACTTACCAACGTGTTGGCAGATGTCAGTACCTCTGTACGCATGCGTATCTTAGGTTTAGATAGCACCTCTACTGGTGTACCTATTTTACTACGCAAGTTGTAGACATACTTCTCTGAACACTTGCACGCCTTGGCTACATCTTTAGCTTTGGCATTAGGGTGTTCGATTAGATACGCCCATATCTTTTCAGACTTAGACTTCTTTCGGTTCATGTTCGTCTCCTTTCAATAACGAATATGATTCAACATTACCCCCACACTGGTGAGAGTATTGGATAGCTACCTTGACTGCTTCAATAGCCGTAGCCCCCATAGCTAATGCACCATAGGCAAAGTCAGATGCTTCACCAAATGCACAAGCGTTTACCCCATGTACTATGGGATAAGGTGTACCCTCATAACGTAATAGTCCTTGTTTGTTTACGAGGATAAATTGGTAGTAGTGGTTTTCTACATCGCCATAAGGGAATGGATGACTAGCGTTTTCTCCATCCATACTATATGTATGTAAGAGCCAGTCCTTATGTCGGTGTATATTCTTGAGTGTACCTACACCAGTGAGGATACAAGCCTGCCCCCCCACAGACTTGTACCATGCTTTAGGTGCATTGTATTTAGCGTTACCCAATACACATTGGGTATCAGTAGCAAGTACCTCACCATCCCATGCAATAACTGTCATCGTTGCATTACCTTTCCATCAGCAGTTAATGGCTCTTGTATAAACACACCAAAGTCTTTACGCAGATCGTAAGACATATCACTCATCACTGTGTCAACGTGTTGTAGGATGTGTGCATCTGTAGCCAGCTGATTGCCGTAGGTGTTAGGGGTAGCTGATTCAACGAAGGCATCAAGAAACTCTGGAGTAAACTCATTAGTCTCCATAGCTTGTTTGAGCATTGAGTAATATGTCTTTGACCTCCAGTTAGGTAGTTGCCATTGCCAACGATTCTGACCTTTGCGTTCCATCTCAGCATGTTTGTCATAGATACGCTTGGCATGTTGTTGTAATGCACCTACCTTGGCTCTAGCTTTTAGACCTCGCTTGAAACGCTTGAGCATACGTAGCCATACCTTACGTTTCTCTGTATCAATCTCACCAGTGGTAGCTTGTCGTGGGTTGATGCATAAGCCTTCATGATTGAAAGTTATACCTGCAAAGTACTCAACGCTTTTGGCTTTGAATGACTTCCACCAATCGTGATAGAACTCACTGCCCCCTGCTAATGGGTCAGTCTCATCTACATTTTCATCCAACCATCTATGCTGAATAATACGATACCTAGCTTTACCTACACGTTCAGTGACAATAGGTATCACTCTATGCAAAGCAGTAGACAAAGAAGCATGCATCATCTGCCATGTGTAGCTATCAGATGGTAAGACAAGCCTACCATCTTGATGAAACTCAGCGATTACTTCCTTGTTCTCACCATTCCAAGTTGAGTACCTTAACTCGTACACATCTTGGTTTTTAAATAACCTACACCATGTACGTATAGGCTTACCCTTTGCAGGATGTCTACACGTAGAAAACTTACGCTCACAATCAGCGTAGTCTATCAGTATAGGTTCATTGAAATATCTTCTAGTCATATTTATTCCTTTCTATTTAGTTATTTTATTTAGTGCTACGGCACTAGTCATTGCGTTAAGGTCTAGGTCTAAGTCTTCTGCCTTAGTTACCTTACGTTCCTTGACAGTCTTGTGTCGTTCTTTAGCTTCTTCTGGTAACAAATCCCACAATGGTCGCCATGCTTTGAGAGCAGGTGCTAGTGTGGTATATGTATCCATCAATCTGTTGACAGATTCTAGGAACTTCTCCATCTTTTCAGTCTGTACAAAAACTTGACGATTGTACTCCTTGAACTCTGGCTTCAACCAATCCCAACGTGCATCGGAAAAGTCAAACTTCCCACTACTGTAGCTATGTACGAAACCACTAGGTGCATCTTGGAACTTATCAACCCAAGGCATAGGCTTACCAAACGATAACCTAATCGTACTAGCTAGCATCCATGTCTGATGTCGATAAGCACCAGTCTGCCATACATCCTCTGGTGCATTTGCCCAACCACTGACATCAATGGATTCTGTCTTACGCAGTACATAGTCTGGCAGTGATGCCATCTTCTGTCGTACATCAAGGGGAAAGAAAGACTCATATACTTTCTCTCCCCAATGAGCAGGCACGTTGTCTATTGCCTGCTTTATCTTGTCTTGAAACATAGCTTTTGCACTGTTACGTATTTCGCCCTTGAGGGCATCACTAAATCTAACTGTTGCCATTAGTTTACTCCTTCCATTTCTACAACTTCACCGAATGGTGCATCACCTTTCATCGTAGTAACCCACAGTACTGGACAGTCTGGTGCAATACCGAAGTCATCACAACAAAGGTCAGTTAGGAACACACAAGCCACTGGGTCTATGTCATTGTCTTGCATGTAATTGAATACTGGTGAGAAGGCAGTACCTCCTCCACCATGTGGTTTAATCTCTGGTTTATCATCTTGACCAAAGCAATCGTAGTGAGCCACTTCACTATCAAAGTAAATGACATGAGTCTTAGTAGGCTTGTGGTCTTCCCATACCTTGATGATTTCAGTAGCGAACTGGTCTATCTCCTCTTGACCAATAGAACCAGAGCAGTCAACTGCCCATGCAATCTCACCCATCACCTCACCAGTGATGCTAGGTAGATACATACCCTGCTGAATGAAACGTCTGTTGGGTCTAGCGAATGTTCTGTCATCAGTCTTAGCTTTGATGATGAAGCGTTGCAGTACATCTGCCCACAACACCTTGGGTGTTAGTAGTTCACCGACTAAGCGCTCAATACCTGCACTTAACTTACCCATCATCTTAGCTGACTGTACTGCTTGAGCTACTTTGACACGCCATTCTGCTTGTTGTTGTGCAATCTCTGCTTGTGTCTGACCACCATCTTGACAGTCATCGAATGGCTGACCTGCATTACCATACCCTCTACCATCCTCTGGTGTATCGGGTAGTTCATTGTAGATTTTATCAGTGACACCATCGTTTCTGTCGTACAAGTCTTTGTCCAACAGACCATCCTTTGGCATCTTACCTACACCCTCATCAGTTAGTATCTGATTGATGACATAGTCGCCTGCTTGATTCCACTTGTACCCATCACGTTCACCACGCCTAGTGGTGTGTTCAAACATTGGGTGTGCAATCTCATGTGCAACAAGGAACTTGAGTTCCTCATCGTTCAAGGAATTGACAAAGTCTGGATTGAACTTGACCCACTTACCATTGGTACATGCAGTAGGTATGTTCTCATCTAGGCTGAACGGCATGTTCATTACCAGAGTACCCCAGAAGGGGTACTCCAACATTAGCGATGTCTTTGCTTTAGACAATCTTGTTTGTATATCCATCATAATTCTCCCATGAATACTGACATCTTGTCGGCAATAGCTTTGGCTTGTCTTGCCTTCTGTTCACGTAAATCCCAGTCAACACGAAGAGCTTCTGGATTCTCGTTAGCAAGTGATTGCTCAACCTGTTGACGCATGGTCTCTAGGTTAGGGTCATCAGCAAAGTTAAGCCTTGGCAATATGCCACAGATGTCATTGATGTTTTGAACTAGTGAGTCACGAAAAATACCAGTAGGTTCATTCAGCTTGTCACTAGCATGCTTGACTACATCGTACAGTCGTTGCCATGCTTCTTTCATAGCTTCCTGCGATGCACTAGTTACACGTTCGGTAACTTGTTGTTGAATGGCAGAGAGTTCATCATCTGCAATCTGTACTCGGAAGTCATCGGCAGGTACTGGCATGACAATCATGTCCATACCAAACTTAGCACGAAGACCATCAACAGTAGGATAGTCTTCTTCCTTGTACAATCCGTTAGGTAGTAACCTCTGTGCATCCAGTTTCAACTGTGGATACACATCAACGAACTGGTCAACTAGACTAAGCCAGTTAGCTTTGAAGTTACGGAAGTCTGTCATGAACGACAGATAGTTTTTAGATGGTAACATTTGAGTACCATTGATACCCCAAGGCAGAGTGTTCTTGTAGTACTCTGTCCGTATGGTGGTAGTCAGCTTGTGGATGTTACCAAGGTAATCATTGAGAGGAAGCAGAGACTTGTTGTATCTGCCTGCTTCAACGATTGTGTTATGTTGGTCAGCAATCTGCTGAGTTACTTTCTTGTCATACTTACGTGCAGTCCACTGCGATACGTTAAGCTGAACAAGTAATGCTTTGTCTGTTAGTTTCATGTTTACCTCCACTTAGAACAAGACATCTTGGTTA